TTATAATGATTCTTGCCCTTTATATTGGGAAGCGTATGACGATCAACAATGCGATCTAAATCCACAGTACGCACCTTTTTGCAGAGGCTACAGCCAGCAAGACTCCGTTGCTTTTTTTGATGATAGTACAGCAGACTATGGGTTTATAGATGAACAAGACCAATTTGCTACTGGTATATTCTTTGAAGAACATGAAGACTTAGGTTTTGAAGAAATTTTTGGCACCACAGATATGTTTGAAGATGACATGTTTCTGCTCTTTGAAGATTTTAACAGTAACCCAATGGACTACTTTGCTGAACCTACAGATGAGATGGTTATTTTCTTTGAACCTGAGCAGCTACCTTTTGGTGTAGAATTTTCACCCACGCATGAACCAATGCATCACCAAGAAGACATGTTGCTTGATGAATTTTTATTTCAAGAAACTTTTTTAGTAGAAGATTACAGCGAACCTGAAACATTTATAGAATTTAACAGCGTAGAAGAATTAGAAGAATGGTTTGAAGAAGAGACAAGGCATGAAGAGGAGTTTGCTGAACTGGATGAACCAGAAGAAGAGATATTTGAAGAGGAAGCTGTTGAAGAAGTCTTTGAGGCAATTGAAGAAAGAATGGCTGAGGCTGAGATTGAAGAAGAAAGATTAGAGCTTGAAGAAGAGCAATCTCATGAGCCGATAGATGAAATCAGAGAAGAGTTTGAGTTGGTAGAAAACGAATCACCCACAGGAAAAAGTAAATTAATGAAGGTTGCTTTGAATGTTGTAAAACAAGGTTTAAATACCGCAAAATCAAGTTACTCTGGTTCATTTGGAGGCGCAAGTAACAATTCTGTTGTTTCTGGCTCAAACAACGCAGCAACATCTTCATCAAGTGGAGGTATTAGCACATCCAGTTCTCCCAGTGCATCAGATCAATTTGCCAGCGCATCACAACAAACCAATCAAGTGCTTTCTATGTCAAATACTTCTGGTGGCTCATCAAACATGAGTGTGTCTACTGCGCCTATGCCAACATTTACAGACACAGCTTCTATGGCTATTGCAGATGTTCAAGTAAGCAATGTTCAGGGCGAAATAGATACGGCATCTTCTGGCGTAATGACTTCTTCAGAAGCAGACCAGATAGCAGACAAGATTATTGCCGCAAACATAGAAGAGCAGCAAGAGGAGATAGAGCAAGAACAACAAGACACGGGTCAATATGGAGATGAGTCAAAGCTTGTAGCATTAATTGGCTATGTCCCAGATTTTAATGCTTATTCACAAACAAGCGTGCCTGATTCAAAAGATTGGTATATAAGTGCAAATATTTATACTTCTGCTACACTAGACGACAACACCAGTGCTTTTTACGGTTTGGTTAATGATAATTTAAAAGGTTTGAGTCAGATGATAAGTGACCAACCTAATATGTGGAGATAATTATGAATTGGTTTGAAAACAAAACAACACAAATAATTGCCCTAGTAGGAATAGTTACAACGCTTGCCGGCTTCGGCTATCAGGGCGCTCAATACGTTAATAGATTAGATAATCTTGAAGCTCAAATAGGTGGCATAGGCGATACTGAATCAGCACAACAGATTATTGAAGAACGCTTTGCTTCTATTGAAACAACAGTAAAGTTTTTAGAAAAAGAAATAGACAGCGTTCCAGATGTAACAGAAATTAAAACAGACATAGCTACAATCAAAGCCGATTTACAGTTTTTAGAAAAAAATATAAGCAAACTAGAAAACAAGGATGACAATCCTTTAAACGGATAATTATATGAAATTTAGTTTAATTAAAAATGTTGTAGGTGCTTTGGCTCCTACACTTGGTTCAGCTTTGGGCGGACCATTAGGCGGTCAAGCCGCATCTGTTATTGCTGGCGTACTTGGTTGTCAATCAGACCCAAAATCTATTAACAAAGCTATCCAAGCAGCCACTCCAGAACAAATGTTAGAACTTAAAAAAGCAGAGCAAAGCTTTGAGCTACAAATGAAAGAGCTTGAAGTAGATGTGTTTAAGTTAGAAGTAGCAGACAAACAAGACGCTCGCGGTAAGTTTAGCAAAGACTGGACTGCTAGAATTATGGGCGTAGTTATTGTCGGTGGCTTTATGGGTTACATATTCTTAGTAACACTGCAACCACCAGAGCAAAACAGCGAAGCATTAATTAACTTAGTGCTTGGTTACTTAGGCGGATTGGCAAGTGCTGTAATCAGCTTTTACTTTGGCGCTTCAAACACCCCAGATAAAAATGACTAGCAGAAAAACAGCATCAGATGTGCATTCAGACCTAAAATCTCACGAGGCAAAATGTGAAGAAAGATGGAAGACCATATTCAAAGAAACAGCAGAAATAAAACAAGAAATGAGCAATCTAAACGGAACACTAAAAATGGCAGCTTTTGGATGCTTTGGTTTTTTAAGCACCGTAATTATTGCAGTAATTACAATATTTCTTCCAATAAACTAATGAAAATATCAAAAGAGGGCGTTGCTCTTATAAAAAAATTTGAAGGCTGTAAACTAGAATCCTACTACGATGCCGTGGATGTATTAACCATAGCTTATGGCAGAACCAAAGCAGTTAAAGCTGGTGATACTTGCACACAAGAACAAGCCGATGCTTGGCTTGAAGAGGAATTGCATGAGTATGGTGGCTATGTAAACGATGCGGTTAAAGTTGATTTAGAGCAAAATCAATTTGATGCTCTTACGGCGTGGACATACAACCTAGGTCCTACAAATCTTAATAGCAGCTCCATGTTAACCAAAATTAATGAAAAGGATTGGGATGAAGTTCCCAATCAAATGAAGCGCTGGAACAAGGCTGGTGGAAAAATATTAGAAGGGCTTGTCAGAAGAAGAGAGGCTGAAGCCAAACTTTTTGAAGGGCTAGAATGGTCAGACATCTAAATGTATGTAAAGATGCAACATGGCATGAAGTTAATGGGTATTTGTCAATATCTCCTCTCACTCATAAACTCTTGCCTAGGGAAGTTTGTATTGTTCCCCTCAAGAGCTAATATTGACTTCCCGTTTAATGCTTGATTTAGAAAAAATAAAATCTTTTGACATTCTTTCAAAAGATGAGCAAATAGAAGCGCTAACTCTTATTGATAAATGGAAGAACATCAAAAGCAGAGAAAAATGCAAAGATGATTTTTTAGAGTTTGTACAAATGATGTGGCATGGTTTTATCATGGGCAGGCATCACAAGATTCTTGCAGAAAAATTTAACCGCATAGCTCAAGGCAAACTGAAAAGGTTAATTGTTTGTTTGCCACCAAGACATTCTAAATCAGAATTTGCATCAACTTTCTTGCCTGCTTGGATGATGGGCTTAAACCCAAGTTTAAAAATTATACAAGCAACGCATACAGCAGAATTAGCCGTAAGGTTTGGTCGGCGAGTAAGAAACATTATTGACTCTGAAGATTATCAAACAGTATTTCCAAACATCACGCTATCGGGCGATAACAAATCAGCAGGCAGGTGGACAACCAGTGACGGCGGAGAAGCTTTCTATTCAGGAGTCGGCGGAGCCATTACAGGTCGTGGCGCAGATTTATTAATTATTGATGACCCGCATTCTGAGCAAGATGCCATGTCTCCGACTGCAATGGATGGTGCTTGGGAATGGTACACGTCAGGTCCACGCCAGAGGTTGCAACCCGGTGGTACTATCATATTAGTAATGACGCGATGGTCAACCAAAGACTTAGCAGGAAGATTGCTAAAAAGACAAAATGAAGAACACGCAGATCAGTGGGAGCTGGTTGAGTTTCCTGCAATCATGCCAGAAACAGACGAGCCTTTGTGGGGAGAGTTTTGGAAGAAAGAAGAGCTGCTAGGCGTAAAGGCATCTCTGCCCATATCCAAATGGAATGCACAGTGGATGCAAAATCCCACAGCCGAATCTGGCTCAATAATAAAACGTGAGTGGTGGCAGACTTGGGAGAAAGAAGGCATACCAGACTGTCAGTGCATTATACAAAGTTATGACACAGCCTTTAGCGCCAAAGAAACCGCAGATTACTCTGCAATAACCACATGGGGTATATTTGACCCAGAAGACGGCACAGAAAACGCAATTATACTTTTGGATGCTACTAGGCACAGAGTTGATTTTCCAGAGCTAAAAAAACTAGCGCTAGAAGAATACAAATACTGGGAGCCTGACATAGTTTTAATTGAAGCCAAAGCCAGTGGCACACCCTTAACTCAAGAACTTAGAAAAATAGGAATTCCGGTTCAATCATACTCCCCAAGCAGAGGGCAAGACAAAATAGCCAGAATGAACTCGGTGTCACCTATGTTTGAAAGTGGCATGGTTTGGGCAACAGAAGACTCTTTTGCAGAAGAAGTTATAGAAGAGATGGCTTCTTTTCCTTACGGAGAAAACGATGACTTTGCTGATTCCGCAACTATGGCATTAATGAGAATTAGACAAGGTGGCTTGATAGAGCTAGGCACAGACTATCAAGATGAGGTATCATTTGACAGAAAGGAATTAAGTTATTATTAAAATGATTGAAAACAAACAAGACAATGCAAGGTTTTCTAAAAACAAAGGTTTTTTACAATCTTATCATAATAATGTTGTTTCAAGCGGCAAACAGGGATTACAAGCATCTATGAGAGGCGGAGAAACTGTAACCATGAAAATAGTTGGATTAGAATATAACGGTAAAGAGTATTTACTGCCAAGCTATGACCCCGAAACAAAAACAATTATGTCTCCCCAGCAGATTGTTGAAAAGTTTAAACCTTTAATGGATTCTGGTGAGATAGAGGGATATAAGAATCCCAGCGAGGCTGAACTAGATAGAAAAATAATGTATCCTACTATTGTTGGCGACATGCCCTCAATGAATAAAAATATAAAAGAATTATCACAATCTTTAATGGCAAATAGAAAATAAAATGGCAATAGAAAGAAAATTAGGCACAGAAGGAAATCCTGACATTGTAGATCAAGGCATGGAAATCAATATTGAGGCAGAAGCTCCAACTTTTGATGAAAAGCTATTGGATGCTTACGAGGTAACAATTTCAGAGGATGGCATAGAGTTTGGCGAGCCGCAAGAAGCAGAGCAAGAAGAAATACCTTTTGACGCTAATTTGGCAGAATATTTAGACGACTCAACACTTAGCTCTCTTGCATCTAGGCATATCAGCAATGTAGACAGCGACAGAGAAGCCAGAAAAGATTGGGAGAAAACATACACAGACGGTTTAAAATATTTAGGAATGAGGTTTGACGAACAAAGAAGTCAACCGTTTGAAGGCGCATCAGGCGTAATTCACCCAATATTGGCAGAGGCAGTTACCCAGTTCCAAGCCGGCGCTTACAAGGAACTTTTGCCTTCTGGTGGTCCAGTTAAAACCCAGATTATAGGTCAAAGAGATGTAAACTCAGAAATGCAAGCTGAAAGAGTTTCAGAGTTTATGAATTATTACATCATGAATGAGATGCCAGAGTATGACCCAGAGCTAGATCAGCTATTATTTTATCTACCATTGTCGGGCAGTGCATTTAAAAAAGTTTACTACGATGCATCTTTAAGAAGACCTGTGTCCAAGTTTGTGCCTGCCGAAGACTTACTGGTTCCCTACAGAGCAACAGACTTACTAAGCGCTGAAAGAGTTACTCACATTGTCTCAATGAGCGGCAATGAATTAAAAAAATTACAACTTTCAGGCTTTTACATGAACACAGAGTTGACTGGTAGCTCTGTTGATACAAGAGATTCCGTGCAAGAAGAAATAGACGAAATAGAAGGCATTGAGCCAGACTATAGCAACGAAGATCAAAGAAGGCTGTATGAAATTCATACCGTAGAAGAAATAGAAGGATACGAAGACGTAGACGAATCTGGCGAACCTACAGGGCTAAAACTGCCATACATCATTACAATTGATGACTCATCACAACAAGTATTATCCATTAGAAGAAATTACGAGCCTGATGACCCAATCAAAAATAAAATTAATTATTTTGTACAGTATAAGTTTTTGCCGGGATTAGGATTTTATGGATTAGGTCTTGCCCACATGATTGGCGGGATTTCTAAAGCATCAACCTCTATATTAAGACAGTTGATTGACGCAGGAACATTGTCAAACTTACCAGCAGGATTTAAAGCCAGAGGAATAAGAATTAGAGATGAAGCCTCTCCATTGCAGCCGGGTGAATTTAGAGATGTAGACGCTCCGGGCGGAGCTTTAAGAGATTCATTAATGCCTTTGCCGTACAAAGAACCTAGCAATGTTTTATTTCAGTTGCTTGGATTGTTGGTTGACTCTGGCAAAAGATTTGCAGCCATAGCCGACATGAACATTGGTGATAGTAATGCCGCAATGCCAGTAGGCACAACGGTAGCTCTTTTAGAAAAAGGCACAAAGGTAATGAGCGCAATTCACAAAAGATTGCATTACGCACAAAAAACAGAGTTTAAGATTTTAGCCAGAGTGTTTGGTGAGTTCTTGCCACCAGTTTATCCATACGAAACAGGCAGTGGCACAAGAGAAATAAAGCTAGAAGACTTTAGTAGATCGGTGGATGTCATTCCCGTGTCTGACCCAAACATTTTCTCCATGAGTCAAAGAGTTGTTATGGCGCAAGAACTGCTTACCATGGTTCAGTCAAACCCAGAATTGCATGGTCCAAAAGGAATATACGAAGCGTATTATAGAATGTACGCAGCCTTGGGCGTTGACAACATAGAAACATTGTTGCAACCACCCGCAGACAATACGCCAAAACCAGTTGATGCTGGTATAGAAAATAGTGGTCTATTGCAGGGTATGCCTGCCCAAGCTTTTCCCGAACAAAATCATGAAGCACATGTAGAGGCTCATAAGTCTTTGTTTTTAACACAATCTGTGCAAACGAATCCTCAGCTACAATCTTTAATTATTGCTCATGTTATGCAGCATTTACAGTTCTTGGCTAATCAAATTGCTGAACAACAAATGCCGCCCGAAGCAAAGCAACAAATAGACCAGATGATGCAAGAAGCACAACAGCTTGACCCGCAATCACAGATGATGGTGCAACAGCAAGTACAGTCTATTATCGAGGGAATGAGTTCTCCAATATTGGCTCAATTGTCCAACGAGTTCTTAGCTTCCGTGCAACCGCCACAACAACAAGACCCACTGGTTGCAATTAGACAACAAGAACTTGGCTTAAAAGACAAAGAAATTGATCTTAAAAATCAACAGTTTTCAAGCAAGGAACAACAAGACTCTATGGAGTCAGCAGCAGAAATTAAAATTCAACAACAAAAAGCAGACCAATTGGCGATGAATAATTCTGAAAAGAACAGTCTTTCAAAACAACGGCTCGAGCAACAAGCTGAGTTAAAATTAATTGATTTACAAGCGAGGATGAATAAATGACAAGTTCAATAAACAAAAAAAGAACAGAGCAAATAAAAGAAAAAAAACTAAAAGCAAAAATTCCTGAATTACAGGAACATAATGCAAAAGTTTTATTAGACGAGGTAGAGGTTTTAGAGATAGTAGAAACTGAAATTGTACCTCCTGCAAATTTTGAGGGAGTACAGGATAAGACTCCTGTTAAAAAAACCAAAGTTGCAACCAAGAAAAAAACAACACCAAAGAAAAAAGTTGCAGTAAAGAAAAAATAAATGGCAAGAAATTATCAGCAAGAGTATGCAAATTATCATAGCTCTCCAAAACAAAAAGAAAGACGAGCCGCTAGAAACAAAGCAAGAAGGAAGATGGTTAAGTCAGGTCGAGCCACTGTTGGTGACGGAAAAGATGTGGCTCATTTAGACAATAACCCTTTGAACAACAGCTCTAATAATCTTAGAATGTCAAATCAAGGCGCTAACAGATCATTTGCCAGAACTGCAAATGCAAAAAGAAAACGTGTGTAATCCACGTCATTTATAACCAAGGAGAAAATAATGAAAATAGATACTTCAGTAAAAATCAAAGGTCAAGGCAGCATTCCAATGTCGCAACCTAAAGAAGTTAAAGTTGAGCCTAGAAAGCCCGGTTACGGAAAAGGCAAAAGCAGAGGTAAAGGAGCTGCTTTAAGAGGAAATAAATTTAACGGCATTTATTAAAAATGGCAGACAAATATTCTTTTATACGAGTTCTGAGAAGAAGTTTAAAAGAAAGAGAGGAACAGATTCAAGATATTTTAATGTCTGGCGGTATTAAAGACATGGAAAAATATAATTTTTTAATGGGTGAAATATCATCAATTTCCTATATTCATGATAAGATAAAAGAACACTTACATGACGAAGGAGATATTGTCGATGAATAAAGAAAATCTTGAAAAAGACACAGAAGATTTAATTAATTTGGAAGAGGCTTTTGTAAAAGAAGAAGATAGGGTTTTAGACCCGTCTTTGCTTGGAAAAAATGTCTTGGAAAGAATGCCTCAACCAACTGGTTGGCGCATGTTGGTTTTACCTTACAAGGGCAAAGGAGTCACCGATGGCGGCATCTTGCTTACTAAGGAAACCATAGATAAGGAAACTCTAGCAACTGTAGTAGCGTATGTAGTAGCCATGGGTCCAGATTGTTATAACGATGCCAAGAGATTTAAAAAAGCTTGGTGTCAAAAAGGACAATGGATTCTTATTGGAAGATATGCAGGTTCTAGGTTTAAATTAGCGGATGAAAGCGAAGTACGAATCATCAACGATGATGAAGTTATTGCTACCATTCTTAACCCTGATGACATCGTTTCAGTATAGGAGAAACTTATGATTGAAGATCAAAACGAAGACATTCAGGTTCAACTTGACGATTTAGAGGAAAGTTCTGAAACAATAGAAATTCCTAATGAAGAGCAAGAAGCTTCTCCCGACTCAGGCGGCGAAGACGAACTTGATAAATACACCCGTGGTGTAAGCAAAAGAATTAACAAGCTAAACGAAAGAATTCGTTTTGCTGAAGAACGAGCCAGCAACGCTGAAGGAAAATACTACTCGCTGCAAGGTGAATACAACAATGTAAAATCCAGAGCATCGGTGCTAGATAAAAGTTACACGGATGAGTATGAAAGCCGTGTTAAATCTCAAAGGCAACAAGCTGAAGATTTGTACAAAAAAGCAAGAGAAACCAACGACCCAGATTTAGAACTTAAAAGCGTTGAGCTTTTAAACAAAGTCTCTTTAGAAGAAGAAAGGGTGAGATTGGCAAAAATGCAACAAGCGCAGCAAGCACAAGAAGAACAATACAACCAACAGGCTGTGCAACAAAATGTGCAAAAACCTAGAGAACAGGTGTATGATAATCCTAAGCCCGACACTAAAGCAGTAGCATGGGCGGAAAAGAATACTTGGTTTCAAAAGGACAGAGTAAAAACTTATACCGCTATGGGAATTCATGAGGACTTACAAGGCGAAGGCTTTGATGGTTCAAGTGATGAATACTACGAAGAGTTGGATAACAGGTTAAATAAAGTTTTGAATATAACAAGCGAAACAAACGACACTAAAAGAGGAGCAAACTCATCTGTGCAGAGAGTAGCCTCAGCTTCCAATGGAAGCGGTCAGAAAGCACAAGGAAGGAGAAACGGAGTTACGATTAGTCCTAATCATGTTTCTGTTAGCAGCAATTTGAAGCCGTATGGCATGAGCGAGAATGAATGGCTCAAACGTATTGGTAAAGAAATGGTAAAAATAGAAGGAGCAAAATAATGGACTTAGAAAAAATTGACGAAGTAACCCGAACATCTCGTGATGAAGAGCAACACGATAAAAAAGCCAGAAGAAAGCCATGGCAGCCCGCAAGGATGCTTGAAACTCCGCCCGCTCCAGAAGGTTATAAATACCGATGGATTAGGTCAGAGTATGTAGGTATAGAGGATAGAAACAATGTTTCTGCCCGCTTACGAGAAGGCTGGGAGTTTGTCCGTCAGGATGAAATGCCAGATTTCCCATTACCAACAATAGAGCATGGACAACACGCGGGGGTCATTAGCGTAGGTGGATTAATCTTAGCTAAGATACCGGTTGAAACAACCAAAGAAAGAAATGAATATTACAAGAACAAAAATTCTATACAGAATCAAGCTCTTGATAACACAATGTTCAATGAAGTCGATGGCAACAACAACTATGTAAAGTATTCTAGCGACAGAAAATCTGATGTAACATTTGGAAAAAAAAGGTAGGATATAAATATGGCGAATAAAGACGCTTCTTTTGGTCTAAAACCTGTACGAGAAATGGGCGGGGCGCCCTATTCTGGCGGTCAAAGCCGTTACCGAATTGCTGCAAACTACGACACAAACATCTTCCAAGGCGACCTCGTGATGCAAGTCACTGGTGGTACCGTGGAAATCCACGCCGATGGTGGAACTGTGCCGATAGTTGGAGTTTTTAACGGTTGCATGTATACGGACCCAGTCTCTTCGGAGCAAATATTTAGTAATTATTACCCTGCAAGCACGAACGCTTCAGACTTAATTGCTTTTATACACGATGACCCTAATACGGTCTTTGAAATCCAAGCTAATGCTGCATTCCCTGTAGCAGACTTGTTTGGTAATTTTGATGTCATCTATACAAACTCAGGTAGTACCATTACAGGTATTGCTGGAGCAGAGTTAGAGGTATCTACAGGAGCAACCACGGCTGGACTTCCGTTAAAGGCAATTGACATTAGTCAAGACCCTGATAACTCGGATGTTGGCAGCTCAAACACTAACGTGTTGGTTGTAATACAAAATCATATCTGCGGTCAAAAAGGCGCAGGTCTAGCATAATAGGAGCATAAGAAATGGCGATAAGTAGAGCGCAATTAGCGAAAGAACTTGAACCCGGTCTAAATGCCTTATTTGGACTAGAATACGATGAGTACAACAATGAATTTTCAGAAATTTTCTCTGTAGAAGATTCTGAAAGAGCTTTTGAAGAAGAAGTTATGATTGTTGGATTCGGTGCGGCTCCTGTGAAAACAGAAGGCGGAGGAGTTAACTTTGATAGTGCATCCGAAGGTTACACTGCAAGATATACACACGAAACTGTGTCCCTAGCTTTTGCATTAACCCAAGAAGCAATTGAAGATAATCTTTATGACCAGCTTGGTAGAAGGTATACAAAGGCATTAGCCAGAAGTATGCAACATACCAAAGAAGTAAAAGGCGCAAATGTATTAAACAATGCATTTGATAGTGATTTTACTATTGGTGATGGCAAAGTATTGATAGCATCAGATCACCCGTTAGCGGGCGGTGGAAGTGCTGCAAACAGAGCTACAACCATGGCTGATCTTAATGAAACTTCACTAGAAGATAACATTATTGATATTTCAACTTTTGTTGATGACAGAAATCTAACTATTGCAGTTAGACCCGATAAAATAATTGTCCCACCACAACTTACTTTTGTGGCTGATAGACTTTTAAATACACCGGGAAGAGTTAATAGCTCTGATAACGACATCAACTCGATTAGAAATCAAGGCTCAATACCAAATGGTTTTTCAGTAAACCATTATCTGACTGACCCTGATGCATATTTTATATTGACATCAGTTAACTCAGACGGAGAGGGATTAAAAATGTTTAATCGCTCAAGCCTAAACACATCTATGGAGCCTGAGTTTTCAACAGGCAACATTAGATACAAAGCTAGAGAAAGATATAGCTTTGGTGTTTCTAATTGGCGTGGAGTATTTGGTTCACAAGGAGCGTAAGTTTCTTGATAACCTTAAAGGGAGCTTCGGCTCCCTTTTTTTTGCCTAAAATAAATATTAAATAAAGTGTAAATAAGTGTTGACTTCAATAGAATAGTCCCTATAATAATTAGTAGTTAATCAATAATATGGAGAAAAATGAAAAACTACTTAACTAGAAAATCGTACGGCACATGGAACAGCACACAACTTTTCCAAGCCGGGTATAACATGGGAAGTGAATTTATCACTTTCAAACAAGCTCTAAAGATAGATGGAATTACAGGCAAAGGTCTTAAAGGTCTAAAAGCTGTAGTGACTGAATCACCTCTTTACACATTGCGTGAAGTTGAGAGCAAGGTAACCAAAGGCAAAATGGTCAAAGAAAAATTCTACTTCAGAGTTTTTTACGCGCCAGAAGTCTTGGCTAGAATTAACCACAACACAGAGGCAGCTTAATAAGCTGCCTTATTTATAGGAAAAAATATGAAATCACTATTAACAAGAATAACTGACAAAGCTATCGAAAAAGGCTATGGCTTTAGGGTAGATGCTTACGACATGTGGGTTTGGGATTGCACAGAATTTATTACCGAATATCACACCGACATAAATAAACTTATAGACGCTTGCAAAAATGTAGACGGGCTAGAGAATATTCACTTTGCAAAGCTAGATAAAGTTGTACCTTTAGCAAAAAAATTAAAGGACAACAAGCTGGAGAGCGTTGAAGATATAAAATGTCAAAACCTAGCTTTTGAATTGCTGGCTGGAGAGTATTCTCTTAGGTGGATTAATTGGGGAGGCAATACAGGAATTGATTGTTTAAATGATGCTTGCTCAACTACCTTTTGGGATGACTTAGAGCTTGATAAAATAACAAATGAATACGAAGAAGAACTTTCAGATTTTGAAAGATTCTAAAATTTATTAAAACCCACAAAAAGGAGAGCATCAGCTCTCCTTTTTTTTTGCCATAAACTAATATACAATCAAGGAACTAGGATTATTAATTTTGTTTTATCAACTGACCTAGCAGACAAGCCGAGATGATAAGACTTATTTCCGGGAGGAAATTATGGCGAATTCAACATTTAGTGGACCGGTAAGGTCCGAAGGTGGTTTTAAAACCATTGATACAAATGCAACTTCAGGCGTAGAAACAGATGGATTGGTAATCAATTCAGACGGTAATATTTTTACTGATGCTGGTGCGCATACTCAGTATGTAGCAGCAACAGGATATGGTCCTGCTGACTTTATCGTAGGTAAAGGCGGTAGCCAATATGGTACTGTCGATCCTTACACTTCAGGACTTTCAGAGTTATTTCCTTTAGGCAGTAGATTACTTTATGGTAATACTGTTTATGCTTATGGTAGATTGGCAGCAGTTGCTGTTACAGCAGGTAAATGTGTAACTCATGCTGCATCAATCGCACATCACTTTGATTTAACCCCAACAGCAGGTGTGGCAGCAGGAGAAACAGCAATATCAGTAGAAACTGCTGGTACTGACATAACTCTTAACCAATATGCAAATGGTTATCTTTATGTAAATGATGTCGCAGGTGAAGGTCAAATGCTTAGAATTAAATCTAATCCAGCACACGATCACTCAGCCGACCCTTCTATTGTTATTACTTGTTACGATGATTTAGCAACAGCTATAACAACAGCTTCAAGAATAACTTTAATTCCTGACCCAAGAAGTGGATTAATAGGTCAAGCTGCAACAACTACAGGTGCTACATTAGGTGTAACAGTGGTAGATATGGCAGCTAGTGCTTATGGTTGGTTTGCGGTTTCAGGACCTGCAGCAGTATTAACTTCAGGAACATTAGTAGTTGGTAACCACGCAGTACCATTAGGTGCAGTTGGGGCAGTTGGACCAGCAGCAGGAGATGTTATTCAGGTAATTGGTACAGTTATGATTGTTAATGTAACTACCGATTACTCACTAATTAACCTTACAGGTATTATTTAAGGAGTAACTTATGTCTACAAGACTAACAGGTTCAGATGTAAAGGCAGTCTTTTTGACTGCCGATACACAAGCCTTAGACGCTGATGGAATATCAGCAGCAGCATCCGTTGGAAATAATGCAGCACTTACTATAGGTGGTGCGTTAGCTGACGGAGGCTCTTGTACTTTTGATGCAGGCAGAATTGTAACGATTCTTTCTGCTGGAGATGACAGTGGCATTTCTTTTACTGTTGTTGGCACAGATGTTAATGGTGACGCTCAAACAGAATCTATAACAGGTGCAAATGCTGGTACTGCTACTGGTGGTGTGCATTTTAAAACCATTGCTTCAATAACAGCAGTTGGCAACCCAGCAGGTAATGTAAGTGCTGGAGTTAATGCTTCAGCATCCGATGTTATCTTTGCAGGTAGAGCTAGATTACAGGGCATTAACATGGTTTGTTCTGCTACAGCAGGAAACATAGATTTTTTAAAAACTTCTCCACAGGGAACAAGTTTATTTAAGTTGGGGTCTGTAGCATCTGCTACTGTAACAAGAGATATTACTGTTCCAGACAATGGAATATTGTTTGATAACGGTATTTATATTCAATACACGGTATCTACTTTTGGAACAATGACTGCTTTCCATGCCTAAAAGTGGCTGACAGAAAACCAAAAAAGGCTATACCCAAAACCACCAAAAAAGGTGGAAATTACCGATCTACAAAAAGTGGAGCGGGCATGACTGCAAGGGGTGTGGCAGCTTATCGAAAAGCCAATCCCGGCTCTAAGTTAAAAACGGCTGTGACGGGAAAAGTTAAAAAGGGTAGCAAGGCTGCAAAAAGGCGCAAGTCTTATTGTGCAAGGTCTTTGGGTCAACTAAAGAAAAGCTCTGCTAAAACTAGAAATGATCCTAATTCAAGAATTAGGCAAGCAAGAAAAAGGTGGAAGTGTTAGATGGCAATACCAGACAATGTAAAAAATCCAAGTTTATACAGCAAAGCTAAGTCTAAGGCTAAAGCTAAGTTTGATGTGTACCCAAGCGCATACGCAAATGCGTACATGGTTAAAGAGTATAAAAAGATGGGCGGTCAATACAAAAACAAAGGTGGAATTATGGAAAAAAATTTAAAACCAATACCAGCAGACAACAAAGGTTTGCCAAACTTGCCAAAAAAAGTAAGAAACCAGATTGGTTTTATGAACAATGGCGGTGGAGTTAAAACAGGTGCCGGAATGAAAAGTTTTATAGCCCGTGGTTGTGGAGCTGTGATGGATGATCGCAGGAAAAAAACCAAAATGCGTGGCAGGTAATGGGTCTTCGCCGTTGGTTCGCTGAAGAATGGGTTGATATTGGCTCAAAGAAAAAAGGCGGTGGTTATAAATCTTGTGGCAGAAAATCTACCAAAGGCTCAAAAAGAAAATACCCAAAATGTGTGCCTAAATCTAAGGCACAGTCTATGTCTAAATCACAAATAAAATCAGCAGTTACAAGAAAAAGAAGCAAAAAACAGGGCGTAAAAGGCAAACCAACCAACGTAAGTACATTTGCAAAGTAGTGGAATTATCACAAATTAAAGAAGAGATTAGGGCTTGGTCGAAAGAAGTCTTAGAAGACAGTCAGGACAATCATCCAGTGTGTCCCTACGCCAACAAAACTTGGCAAAATAATTCTGTAAAAATAATTAAATCCGATGATCTGCAATGGCTAGATTTAATCAAATACAGTGACAATTTTCCAAAAGAAATAGACGTTGCGATTTACTGTGATTTTAATGTGGATTTGTTGTTAGAAGTTTTTAACGAAAGAATAAGCATGATGAATGTTTTTCTAAATAAAAAAAATTTATGGGTAATGGGCTTTCATCAAGACCACGAAGAAAAAAGCGTGTTAAGCCAAAAGGATGACTTTGAGCCTTTATACGAAGAAAGTTATAATATGGTTTTTGTGCAAAGATTAGATACTTTAAACATTGCCTCTGAAAGATTAGAAAAAATAGGTTATTATAATAATTGGAATCAAGATGAGTTCCAAAAAATTTTAAATCGTAGGAATTAATTATGAAAAAATCAGGAATTAAAAAAATGAAATCTGGTGGCGCTGGTAAGTCAGGCATTAAAAAAATGAAATCAGGTGGCGATGTAATAGCCGGAGCATCTCAACAAAGAAGATCAGCTCAAGGCGCTGAAGTTGTTAAGTCAGGCATAAAGAAATTTGCAATGGGTGGCGCTGGCAAATCAGGCATTAAAAAGTTTTCTATGGGTGGCGCTGGCAAATCAGGCATCAGAAAGTTTGCAATGGGCGGAGCCGGTAAGTCAGGCATTAAAAAACTTGGCAGAGGCGGCAAAGCTAAAAAATAAATTATGACCGTTTCAAGCTCTAAAAATTTCGAGCTAGATGTAGCTGATTATATTGAAGAGGCGTTTGAAAGATGCGGCTTAGAGTTGCGCACAGCATACGATTTAAAAACAGCAAGAAGAAGTTTAAATTTACTTTTGGCTGAATGGGCTAATCGTGGTTTAAACCAGTGGACTATAAGCCAAAAGACGGTTGCCTTGGTTTCAGGAACAGCAACATACAATGTTGATTCGGTAAATAGCACGGCTGCCATTGATGTATTAGATGCCTTTGTAAGAGAAACGGTTAACAATGAAAGCGTAGACTTGCAAATGACAAGGCTATCCAGAAGCGAGTATTCTGCGGTTCCAAACAAATCAGTAACAGGTAAGTCTTTGCAATTTTTTATTGATAAACAATTGTCTCCAACCATAAGCGTTTACCCGGCTCCTGATGCCTCAAGCAAATACACTATTTACATGAACGTCTTGACAAGAATGGATGACGCAGACTCAGCAACCAATACCCTTGATATACCTTTCAGGTTTTATCCTTGCTTGGCAGCAGGTCTTGCTTACTACCTATCTATTAAAAAAAGCCCAGAAAGAACCGCGCTACTCAAACAAATTTATGACGAAGAATTTTTTAGAGCCATGGAGCAGGACGAAGACAGGGCATCGGTAAGAATTACCCCAGATGTGTCTAGCTACAATATTCCATAATGGCTTTTGCGTCTAATAAAAAAGCATACGGTATATGCGACAGGTGCGGATTTAGGTATGGCATAGCAACTCTTAAAAAAGAGTGGAACGGTTTAAAGACATGCAATGAGTGCTTTGAGCCAAAGCATCCGCAATTAACTCCAACAAAAAAATTAATTGACCCACAGGCAATTAGAGAGCCAAGACCCGATGTGAGCGTAGTCCCTAGTGCTTTTACGGTTTATACTAATCATGATCTTGGTATTATAGGGTCAGTTTTAACTACCCCTAGTGCTATGACAGGCTCAGTTGGTTTTTTATTTGGGTATGACCCTACGCCAACGCCGTCTCCATCGCCAACGCCTTCGCCAACGCCTTCGCCAACGCCTTCGCCAACGCCTTCGCCTTCGCCTTCGCCATCGCC